CTTCCTTACGGCTCATCGGTCCTAGAGGCCGCGCGCAGGATCTGGCGCCAACTAATCCTGATTGAGGACGCAATGCTCGTCTATCGCGTCATTCGTGCTCCGGAGCGTAGGGTGTTCTACATCGACGTCGGCAACGTTCCTCCAGAGGAGGTTGCGAACTACCTGGAGCAGGCGCAGACTTCTCTCAAGAGAAATCCAATAGTCGATAAGTCCACCGGCAAGGTTGACCTGAGGTACAACCCAATGGCCGTGGACCAGGACTACTTCCTTCCTGTTCGAGGCGGTGAGACAGGCACCAAGATTGATACGCTCGCAGGTGGGCAGAACGCAGCAGCAATCGAGGACGTGCAGTACATTCAGAAGAAGCTCTTTGCTGCGCTCAAGATACCCAAGGCTTACCTCGGATACGATGAGGAGGTGGGTGCAAAGGCAACTCTCGCGCAGGAGGACATACGATTCTCTAGGTCTATCACAAGGATACAGAAGACCGTTCTGGCAGAGCTCAATAAGCTCGCCATGATCCACCTCTACTCACACGGATATGAGGGTGAGGACCTTCTAGACTTTACGCTTAAGCTCTCCAATCCATCGTCAATAGCACAGCAGCAGAAGCTTGAGCTCATCAAGTCAAAGTTTGAGATCGCAGGCACAGCTCCTGAGGGCATTGTCAGCCGCCGCTGGATCAGGAAGAACATCCTCGATATGACCGATCAGGAGATTGAGAACGTCATTGAGGAGAAGTCAGACGACAAGCTTGAGGACGCTGCAGTAGAGGCTGCTGGCAAAGAAGATGAAGGTGGCGGTGGTGAAAGTGGCGGCGACACCGGCGGAGGCGACGAGGGAGGTGGTGACGAGGGAGGAGGTGGCCTCTTTAGCGGTGATGAGCCGAAGGGAACCCTACTCACGGCACGGCCTGGCACTGGTAGGTCTGAGAAGGATCTGATGGGTGATGAGGAGGATGAGGAAGATGTCGATGGCCCTAAGTCTAAGCTCTCAATAGATGATCCTGACGCGCCACTCAAGGCTCTCAACAGGATTGAGAAGAGCACAAAGCGTCTGAACATGTTTGGTGAGCCTATCAAGGCCTCTAGAAGAGTGACTGATGGTCCTGCATCAACTCACATGCCTAACTTTGCAAAGATGACAGGTACAGGAACCACACAGGGAACGCTCAGGAATCCTTACGACAAGAACTGGCTGTTTGGTGTGGGTGAGTCCACAGTTCCTAGAAATCCTGCGATGGCAGACTTTATTGACAAACAGATGGCTCGTCGAGGCAGAATGTCTCAGGACATCAAAAGTGCCCTTGACAAATATGCGTCAACTGTAAGAAACGATAAGCCCTCTATACTTAAGGAAGCGAGTGTCTCCGCTGAATCCGGAGACGCACAGCTTGAGATAGATCTAGACAGCCTTGGGAGCAAAGCTTCAGATGAGTAAAGGGCACAATAAAAAGCGAAACATTGGAATCGTATACGAGCAACTCGTTGCGACGGCGTCCGCATGCCTCGTTGAAGGCAAGAAGGATGAAGCCAACAAGGCGGTGCGAATAATCAAGAAGTACTTCAGGCCTGGCACCGAGATCTACAAGGAGTACAGGCTCTTTAATGCTCTCACAAAGACGCACGTCAAGTCAGACGCACTTGCTTCTAGGATTCTAGAGGACACGAAGTCCGCATCATCCAGCTACAGTTTGGAAAGGCTTCGGAGTGAGAAGTCAAACTTGATCAATGAGATCAATAGGACATTCAACAAGGATGACTTCTACAACACTCCTGTCAAGAACTACAAGCTTCTTGCCACAATTCACACTCTCATGGAGGAGTGGCGTAGCTCATCTCCTGACGTGATGAGAAGGGCACAGTATGAGTCACGTCTTCACGAGTGGCTCACATCATCTGCGGAGCAGGAGACTCTCGTTGAGAGCATGAAGACCTCTGAGGTAAATGACCTCACCGTGAAGATAATGAGGAGCTCATTCAACAAGAAGTTTGGAAATGAGCTCAATGAGAGGCAAAAGGACCTGATCAAGTCACTAGTGTTTGAGGGAGACAAGGACAAGGTCTCATCCCGCATGCACAGCCAAAAGAGGGACGCACTTCACCTCCTAGAGCGCTATAAGGTCCAGTGTGACAGCAAGCACGTTGTTGCTAAGATACCACAGGTTGTAACACTTCTTGAGTCGCTCGACGCGCAAGACACCTCAGACACTAATATCGCTAAGTTTTTGACCGTCGCACAGCTCTGTGATGAGCTAATGGAGAACAGCAATGTCTGACAACATGAAGCTTTTGACAGAGTGGCGTCCATTTGAGTACTCGAAGGAAATGATCGAGGAGTCCAAGCGGCTAAATGGTGGAAAGATAGTGCTCAGAGGAATCCTCCAGAAGGCCAACACGCTGAATCAGAACGGTAGAATCTACCCACTTCCCATCCTTGAGCGCGAGGTGAGAAACTACCAGAAGTTCATCAAGGAGAATAGGGCGCTGGGTGAGTGTGACCATCCAGACTCATCAGTTGTGGAGCTCAAGAACGCCTCCCACATTGTTCGCGAGGCGCACCTGGATGGTGAGATTTGCTACGGAACCGTTGAGCTCCTTGAGACACCAAGCGGCAAGATCCTACAGAGCCTTGTTGAGTCAGGTGTGACGCTAGGCATATCCTCCAGGGGCGTGGGATCAACACGCCGTGAGGGTGACTATGATCTCGTTCAGGATGACTTTCAGCTCATATGCTGGGACTTCGTGTCAGAGCCCTCCACACCGGGTGCCTTCATGATGAAGGAGGGACGTGAGGTTCGTCGCAGCGATCTTAATAGACAGTTCAGCAAGAGTGATAGAGTTGATAGAGTCCTAAACGACATTATATCTTGGGACAAGAGGAAGTGAGAGTAGAATGGCTCAGTTTACAAGAGGGCAGCTCAAGAGTCTCGTGAAGGAGTGCCTAGTGGAGATCCTCACCGAGGGCCTCGCAACATCATCTGACACTCACCTCATGACGCCTCCAGGAGTGCAGGAGCATCGTCAAATTAAGCAGCGACCATCTGCTTCGACTCCACTTCGGTCCGGAAGCCCGGCACTCAACTCTGTCGTCTTTGGATCCGGTCAAAAGAAGCAGGCAACTCCTGCTCCGAAGCCAGTGCAGAGAGAAAAGGCGCCGTCACGCTTTGACACTGCGGTGAGAGAGCAGATTAGCACGCTTACTTCTGACCCGGTAATGTCCCAGATCTTTGCTGACACTGCGGCATCAACGCTTCAGGAGCAGATTCACGCAGACACAGGAAAAGGACGTCCTAATTTAGACGTCGAGGCTGCACCCGATCCTATTACAGACAATTTTCTGTCTGAGAGTGCAAAAAATTGGGCAGCGCTAGCGTTCTCTGACTCTTCAAAGTCAAGATGATTTCATACGTTCGGCATACCTATTAACAGATTCCCACCAGGAGAATAAGAAATGTCAAAGTCAGTGAAGCTTACACCCGCCCTTCTTCGTAAGATTGTTCTTGAGGAGAAGGCAAGAATGATCCGCGAGGCGTCCAGTGATCCAATCGCCTCAGGTAAGGCGCATCCTTCCGATGTGTCAGTTCCCGAGGTCGATGCAGACGGTTACGCAGAGACCCTTGAGAAGGACATCGATCACATGAAGGCTCTCAAGATCCAGGAAGCACGCCTCGCAGCGAAGCTCAAGCGGATCCAGGAGGCCAAGCGCCGCATTCGCGCTCGTGTGACACGCAAGCTTGGATGAGGTGATACTTATTCGTACTAGTACCAGGAGCTCATTATGCCCACAGCACAACAAAGAACAGTTGATATCGATCCCACAGAAAGGTCACTTGGAATAAGTCCGGCAAATGTTAGCACCTCTGACACAAGAGCGCTAGCCGCTGCTTATCCTGCAAGCCCCATTCACTCAGGAGATATTACTCCCGATGAGCGTCGAAAGGCTTATATGGATCTTTCACTTAGTGCGATTGTAAATGACAAAGGGCACACATTTGGAACAGTTGGAACTGATTATATCCTTGCACCTAATATGTCTGAGGTGGATCTAACAAAGCATAATCTTCCAAGTCCATACGTTCCAAATCCTGCATCTCCTGGTCCAGGATCACAAAATGACGTTGACAAGCCAAAGCCTCCAGAGGGATTTGGACAGACGCCAAGTCAGACGTATGGCTCTGGTGTGGGATCTCGTCTGTCACCCAAGGCATCTTCTGAGAGAACTGCGAAGCAGACTCTCGGACAGTACATCCTTGGTAAGTCCAGCTCCGACTCTGAGGTCTGAGCTTTGAATGCCGGTCTTCAATAAAAATTTTGCCGGCAAGTACAGTCACGCACATGATGCGAGGAATGATCTAGGCTACGGCCGGGTCAATCCTCGCTTTCATGTTTCTAGGCAAAGAGCAGACACATTTCCGTACATTAAGCCTGACTACGCTGCTGATGATGTTGAGAATGAGGAGGTTGATGAGGAGTCGATTGAAGCGATCAACGACAAGATCTCAACGCTGGGCGTCACGACAATGGATCCGTACGCTGTCAATAAGACAAATCCATTCTATTTTGGTGCCGGAAATCTAAAGCTATCAGACTGCTTCGAGAGACCCGACGATATACTCCTTGAAGTCGAGGCAGTTGCGAGCTCAATGTATCCAATGCCTCACATGTATAAGGGAAAGAAAGTGATGTTCAATGCACCAATCGGTGGTGTGTCCGGACACTCACAGACAATTACCAACGCAAATCCTCTGAGGACAGGAACGACTCAAGGATGGTCGCACGCACCTGTTGAGTATGTTGATCCTGAGTTCAACGAGGAAGAGGCCATTCTATCACTTGAGGATCTTGTAGATCTCGTGACGAGGGAGGATTGATGACTCACCCGACAAACGTAGTTGTTGAGTTTGATGAGAGCGTCAGGAGCTTTGAGCAGCTCATAAGAAGATTTATGAGAAAGTGCAAGGACGAGGGAATTCTCAAGGAGCACCTCGAGCAGTTCAGGCACGAGACAAAGGGCCAAAAGCGGCGTAGAAAAGAGAGAGAAGGCAAGCGCCGCCAGCAAAAAAAGCAAAAGGGAAGAGTCACTAGAGATAGAAATGATCAGTGAGTGTTCTAAGCATCTAAGAACTATTCCCGACGAGTTCATATTTATTTTCGGACAACCTCGGAGAGAGAACCACAATGAGTCAAACACTTTATGAAGAGGCAATTGCAGAAGCACGTCGTCTCACGGAGATGGCGGAGCAGAATGCCAAGAACAAGATCATCGATGCTGTGACACCACAGATCAGAAAGCTCATTGAGCAGGAGCTCATGGGTGCCGAGGACGAGATGGATCCCGAGGAGATCGGCGACGACGAGGAAGGTGCCGCAGGCACAGGCGATGACGACGTGATCGACCTTGATAAGATGCTGGCCGGCGCCGCCGGCACATCTGCTGAGATTCCCGATCCTGAGGAGCTAGATACAGAGGATATGGATGCTTCTGCATCTGAGATCTCCGAGCCTTCACCAGAAGATGTCCCTGAGACATCTTCAGCTCCCGCTGCAAAGGCCTCGAAGGTCTCGTCTGAAAAGGCCGGTGGTCCAACCTCCCTCAAGATGTCAGACGGCGAGGTTGAGATCAAGGTGGGTGATGTGAAGATTGAGATCGAGACCGAGGGTGAGGTTGAGCTAGAGGAATCAGCGTCAGCAGCACTTCGCAGGATAATGTCCGGCTCACCAGCGGCTCGGAAGCGCCTCCGTGATCGACTTGTTGTCCTTGAGCGCAAGGTTGCCACTCTTCGACGCGCTCTTTCTGAGGCTCGGACAACGGGCACGCCTGAACAGAAGAAGCGCTTGGCCAACATTTTTGAGTCTCTCGCTCGAGAGGCAGTAACTCTCAGTAAGCACATTATACTTACTGAGAGTAATACGGGAGGTCGAACTCTCGAGTCCAGACTGGTTAATACAATCATTAAGGAGATGAAGAATATGTCACGGAGATCCAATAAGAACGTTTTCGACTTCCTGTTCGAGGGTGAGGAAGGCGAGACTGAGTCAACTGAGGCTGCAGACGTTGATGTGTCCGCTGCTGGCGACGCCCTCAAGGCACTCGGCGATGCTCTTGGCCTCGATGTCGAGGTCGGCGGAGGCGAGGAGGAAGAGGCGTCTGAGGAATCCGAGGGCGGAGACGAGGGCGGAGACGAGGACGTCGAGCTTGACCTCGGTGAGGCTGACCTCGAGGAAGTCTACGCTGAAGTTGACGAGATGGACGAGGCCGACGAGATGGACGAGGCCGACGAGATGGATGAAGCCGACGAGATGGATGAAGCAGAGGAAAAGGAGGAGGGCAAGACCTACGAGCTCGATGAGGCAGCCCTTCGCCGTGAGCTTCGTCGCCTCCGCTCCATGAACGAGGGCGATGCAGTTTCGGCTGCTTCCTCCTTCGGCGGCGGCAAGGCGGGCGACGAGATGTTCATTGACGTCGATGAGAAGACGCTTCTCAACGCACTCGCGGATGAGCTCGGCGACGCTCCCCGCCCCAAGATCGGCGGAGCAGGCCTCAAGGAGGTCGCTTCACTCCGTCGCCAGGTTAATGACTACAGAAACGTTGCATCACAGCTCAAGAAGCAGCTCGTGGAGATGAACCTCTTCAACGCGAAGCTCCTCTACGCCAACAAGCTGATGCAGAACAGAGACCTTTCAGCTAAGCAGCAGCGTGCAATTGTCGAGGCACTGGACAACGCCAAGACGCTACGTGAAGCGAAGCTTCTTTACAAGAGCCTGACCGAGTCACTCAACAAGAATGCCAATAAGGGCAATCTCGCAGAGGGACGCAACCTCAGGACCCTCGGATCATCCTCAAAGTCAGCACGCTCAGCTCAGCCCACGGGCCTGATCAGCGAGGCTGGAGGCACGGACCGCTGGGCACTCCTGGCAGGCATCAAGAAAGATTGATCCACACATAACGTCTAAAGGAGAATTCAGATATGTCAAAGGGTAATTTCACGCTAGAGCAGCTGACGGAGGGTATCCGCCAGCGTCACCTTGGGACGCAGAACGCGCGTCTCATCGAGAAGTGGTCCCGCACGGGACTCCTCCGTGGCCTCAATGAGACGGCCAGGGAGAACATGGCCCGCCTCCTGGAGAACCAGGCAGCGCAGGTCCTCCGCGAGGCTTCAACCGTCGGAACCGGCGGCGCGGCCGCTCAGGGTTCAGGCGACCTTCGCGGCTTCTCAAACATCGCATTCCCAATCGTTCGCCGTGTGTTCGGTGGCCTCGTTGCCAACGAGCTCGTGTCCGTCCAGCCGATGAGCCTTCCCTCCGGACTGCTCTTCTACCTCGACTACACGTACGGCTCAAACGTGGGCGACGCGACCGCCTCCACCTACAAGGCGGGTGAGTCCATCTACAACAGCCCAGTCGGCAAGGGTGTCCGCTCCTGATCACTCGGCGTCGGCGGCCAGTACGACCTCGTGGGCTCAGGCTACTCCCGCGTCCACGCGCAGTCAGCCGCAATCACGGGCGGCGCGGCACTCCTCGCCTCCGGCGCGTACGGCGGCAGCGGCGCGTTCTCAAGCGGCAAGGTCCTCTTCGCCACGGGCACTGACGGCAAGCTCCTCTCCTTCGACCCACAGATCGCTGACGCGATCGAGGGCAACAGCGGCGGAGCAGGTGTGGCAGTCGGCGGCGGCGTCTACACGGCGGTCGTCGTCCCCTTCAACACCACGGCGTTCCCAACAGCCAACGGCGCTGTTGACTCCACGATGGTGAAGGACTTCGCGCTCCACGTCGACGCAGGCGGCGACGGCGCGGTGTACAAGCGCATCTCCACGAGCATCCAGGCTGGTGGAAACCTCCTCAACGTCCGTCGCCTCAACCGCCTCGGAACGTGGGACGGCTCAACGTTCACGGACAGCCCACTCGTCACGATCGGCGCAACCAACGCCGCGATCCTCATGATCGTCTCCGGCGCGAACGCTGCAGCCACCGCGCAGGACACGACCCTCCGCGTTGACTACGTCGTCGACTCCGGCCTCGATGTTGAGACCGCCTCCGGCTCAACCCTCACGGTTCCCGTGTTCGAGTCCGACTTTGGACCCGGTGGTGCAGGTTACAACCCATCCCCCGTGATCCCCGAGATCGACATCAAGGTCGAGTCGATCGCTGTCACCGCGGTCACCCGCAAGCTCCGCGCGAAGTGGTCCCCCGAGCTCGCTCAGGACCTCAACGCCTACCACAGCCTCGACGCTGAGGTGGAGCTCACGCAGATCCTGTCCGAGCAGATCGCCATGGAGCTCGACCGCGAGATCCTCAACGACCTCCTCACGCAGGCGAACGGCGCGAACTTCTTCTGGAGCCGCGCTCCCGGCAAGTTCGTGAACAAGGCGACAGGCGCAGAGGTGCTTCGCGGCTCGTCGGCCCCCGGCCCCGCGTTCACGGGCACCGTCCGCGAGTGGTACGAGACGTTCGTCGAGACGATCATCGACGTCGCGAACCAGATCCACCGCAAGACGCTTCGCGGCTCCGCCAACTTCATCGTCGTCGGTCCAGACGTCGCCACGATCCTCGAGGCATCCGTCTACTACCGTCCAAGCTACACGCTCGACGGCCAGGGACAGGTGAGCTCCCCCATGTCGATCGGCTGCGAGAAGGTGGGAACCCTCTCCAACCGCTTCACCGTCTACAAGGACCCCTACTTCCCACGGAACAAGGTCCTCGTCGGCTACAAGGGCGGCTCCTACCTCGAGACCGGCTACGTGTACGCCCCATACGTTCCACTCATCGTCACCCCCACGATCTTCGCGCCTGAGGACTTCACACCCCGCAAGGGCGTGATGACCCGCTACGGCAAGAAAATGGTGCGGTCAGATTTTTATGGAACTGTGACCGTGCTCGACCTCAACGTGATCTGATCACAACTAACCATCTAGGTTAGCTGGAGAGGCCGCCGCAAGGCGGCCTTTCCTGTTTAACGCTCTCAATATCCCAACATTCCATCTTTTACATTTCACATGTGACCATTATACTTAACACATGATCACATGCAAGGAATGCGGCCACGAGTGCTCCGCGAAGAATGCACTCGGTTATCACTTGAAGAGCCATGGAATCACCTATCCCGATTACGTCGTGAAGCACGAGCGAGGCGGAGAGTGGCCCACGTGCAAGTGTGGCGTGAGGCTCGAGCACAGGAAGGGCGGATTTCCACAGTTCTGCTCCAAGTCCTGCGCCTCCTCGGGAGAGAGCAACCCAATGCACGGCCGCCGAGGCGAGCTGTCTCCCCTCAAGGGCCGAAAGCGCTCTCCGGAACAGCTAAAGAACTACTCAGAGGGGGCGAAAAAGAGGTGGCAGCTCCACGGTGACATGCTTCGCGAGATGATGAAGAGCGAAGAGTATAGCAAAGCAAATAGTGAAGGACAGAAGCAAAGTTATATTAGAGACCCTTCTCTTAAGCAGAAGCGACGCGAAGGTGTTCTCCGCTTCTGGTCCACCTCACCCCTCGCCGCCCAGCTCCGCAAGGAGGCCTCCGACCGCGCTGTCCGCCTCCTGGAGGAGGGCAAGATCGGCCCACAGGCGCCCTACAAGGCCGAGTGGGTGCGAAACCCGTGGTCGGGCGCGGACGAGTGGATGCACTCCTCTTGGGAGACCGCCTTCCTGCAGTCTTGCATCGCCCGGAGCTATCCTGTCTTCAAGTCCCACGGCATCACCATTCCCTACAGGCACCCGGACGGCACGGAGCACACCTACGTCCCGGACTTCTATGCCTCGGAGGACAGGACCCTGTACGAGGTGAAGGGGTGGCACGATGGGGTGGACACCGCCAAGTGGGAGGCAGCAGCCGCCTGGTGTGAGGAGAGGGGTTTCAATTTCTGCGTGCTGTTTGGCCCAGAGGACAATACTTATGCACAGCCGTCGGTTGACGCGAAGGAAACACAGGAGACACTATCATGAGAATCACAGAGAGTCAGCTTAGAAGGATCATTCGCCAGGAGCGCGCCCGACTCATTCGAGAGGGCGAGTTCGACATCACCTCCGACGAGATGGGCGAGGAGGGTGACACGCCCTGGAAGGTGGTGACAGTGTTCAGCATCACGGGCAAGAAGCTCAAGTCGTACGCGAACAAGACAGTCACCGAGGTGGCCGATGCCCTCACGCTCGACGGCATGCCTCTCAGGCCAGGTGACGTCGAGGTGGGCGCCGGCTATAAGGGCGCAACTGTTCTCGACGACTCAGGTGAGGCACGCCTCATCGTTGTGGGCGGAAACGCGGACGGCGCGGTCCGTGCAGGCGTCGCATCAATGATAAGCGCCCTCTGAGCGCAGGAAACACGAGAGGATGAGGACAGTGAGAATCACAGAATCACAGCTACGCCGAATCATTCGTCAGGAGGCACGGGCACTTCGAGAGGCTTCTGCGGTCGATAGGCTCAAGGCTCGCACGAGCAAGCTTATCTCAAGGCGCGCGAGCGCGATGAATGAGCAGGAAGCCCTCGCGCAGCAGATTATGTCAGACATGGACGCAGGCCTCTCAGCTGCAGACGCGGTCGACTCTCTCGAGGAAGTCACATTCTCAAGCGACGGTCGAGGCGGCGGTTGGAGCAATACAGAGGCCATCATCGACGTCGTCCTCTCGATGGACAGCAAGAAAGGCCGGCAGCTCCAGAGGGCGTATGACAACATGGTCGGCTCCCGCGAGGACCAGAGCGCGCGCTACTGATCTGCATCGTATAGTGGCAGGCGTGATTCGAAAGGGCTGCCTATCGCAGCCTTTTTGATTTAATCATAATACTTATGCACATCTGTCGATTTGACACACAGACAACACAGGAGACTTTAGAATGAGAATCACAGAATCGCAGCTTCGCAGGATCATCCGCCAGGAGGTTGGCAGGCTCACAGAGATGGCAGCG